GTGCTTCCAGAAGATGATCGACCAATCAATTCCGAAAGGCATCGACGAATGATCGAGATCACTCGCGAAGCCGCGGTTCACTGGACAACGCTTGGACGCCGAAAGCGCATCGAGTATCTTGAGCGAGCGTCTTTGATTCTCGACGCGCTCGAGCAATCCAAAGTGTCAATTTTCGAGGCGGCAATCGCCCGCGCATGGATCGACGAACAGGCTCGCATCTCGACGCCGTCACTCGTGGCGGTATGATGTCGTCGGCAACGGCGAGGAACTTCGATTCGGCCCGGGCTTCGGCTCGGGCCGTCTTTCGTTTGAGGATCCAATGAGCAAACCCGCCCCGAAATGCGTCGCGTGTCGCCAGCCGCTTCCGCCCCCGAGTGATCCGATGGCCAGCCGCGAATTCCTCTCGCTTCTCCGCGGCGCCCCCGTCGAGCCGATCCGCCGATTCGTCGCCGAGAACCTCGGCCTGATCGCGCTATGGATGAAGTCCGAAGCCGAGCGACGCGCAGCCGAAGCGCAGAACTCGCGCGCGATTCCGACGACACGCATTGCCCCGCCTTGATCCTCGATGTAGACTTCACGAACCGACCGTCGGAGAACCTCCGATGCTCGACTCCTAGCTCACTCCTTCTTCTTCCTGAACGGCGCGGCGACTTCGGTTGACGCGCCGTTTTTCGTGCTCACGAATCCAGTCTGCTCGACTGCGTCGCCCCCACGCCCCAGCGCGCGGAATCGTCGCTCCCGCTGCCGGTCGCCGCGCCCGCCGTCGCCGTCCCGCTACTCGTGACCGTGCTGTTCCCTGCCGCGTTCGCAGCCCCGCCAGAGGCGACGCCCGACCCGGACGACGTCACGGTCGAGTTGCCGGTCGCGCTTGCCGCAGAGCCAGCCGCCGTCGCGCTGCCGGTGCTCGTGATCGTGTCGTAGGTGTACGTGATGACGATCCGGCCATCGCCGCCCGTCCCGGCGTTCGCGCCCGAGCCGCCGCCACCGCCGCCCGCGCCGAAGCCCGTTCCGTTCGAGCCAGCGGCCGACGAGTTCCCGCCCGCCCCGCCCGCCGATCCGCCCGTCGGAGCGGTTCCGCCAGCGCCGCCCGTCGTCGTGACGGCGTTCGATCCGTTGTTGCCGTTCGCCGCGGTGCCCGCGCTCGACCCGCCACCGCCACCGCCCGCGGGAGAGCCACCGACGCCCGCACCACCCGCTCCGCCCGAGAACTTCGTGGCGCCGACGCCCGACGCCGACGCGCCGCCCGCGCCACCGGTTCGGCCCGACCCCGCGGATCCGCCCTTCGCGCTTGTGACCGTCGCGCCGACCGTCAGCGATGAATCGCCTCCCGCGTTGCCCGCGGTTCCGCCCGATCCGAGCGACCACGGGCAAGACGTCCCGTCCGCGATGGCGATGCCGGTCCGCTTCGAGTAGCCGCCACCACCGCCACCACCTTCGCCGCCCGTGTTGACGCCGCCACCACCGCCGGCGCCCCAAACCTCGATCGTCGCCGTGATGTTGGTCGGCGCAACGAAGGTGCCGATGCCGGGAGTCGTGAGCGTGACGGTCGGCACGTCAGGTTCCCGCCTCGGGTAGCTCCATCGTGAAGCTCGAGCACGAAACCGGCTGCGTCGCGACGATGGACGTCGTCACGAGGTTGAGATTCGCGCCGCTCGTTCCGGCCGTGCCCTGCCACTTCGCGGTGCCGCCGTTGGTCAAGATCCGGCAGAACGTCGCGGTGCCGGTCGCGTCGGCGCTCGAGTCCTGCGTGATCGAGTTCGCCGCCGCGGTCGCCTTTCCGGTGCCATCGGTCGCGCCGCCGAATCCCGTCGCCGAGAGCGCGAGTTGCGCGAGCAGCGTGTTTCCGGACAACGAAGCGTCGGCATCGGCGGGAGGCGTTCCCGAGTAGATGCGAAGCGATCCCGCGCCGCCCGCGTCGAACGCGTCGAGCATCGCGTCGAGCCCGAGAATGACGACCGCATTCGCGAAGTAGGAAGCCATTCAGTCACCCTCGGGCCGAAAGAGTTGCGGGAAGACGAGCAAGAGCTGCGTGATCGCGCGTTGATGCGTGAGCCCGCGCGCCCGCTGGATCTTCGCCGTGAGTTCGCGATCGATCGCCGCCGCCGATTGGATCTCGCCCGCGAAGATCGCCGCGTCGATGCGAGGTTGAAGCGCCTTGCGCGCCGCCTCGACTTCGGCCTCGTCCTCGGGAATGAGCGGCTCCGTCATGACGGCGACCCGCGCACCGATGTGCGTTCGGTACGAAGTCTCGACGAGTCTCGTGAGCGGATTCGCGGGATGGCCGGGACGACGAAGATGCGGCGGTGGAGATCCGACCGCGGGACGGTTGCCGATCTCTTCGGTGACGATTTCGGCGAACCGACGAACTTGAGCCTCGACTGGCTCGCCACCCCATTCCGGCACCTCTACGCGCTCCGGACCCGCGGCCGAGTTCCATTCAGCAACGAACCAGATCATGCGCGGATCTCGTCGACGACAACGTTGACGTCGGTTGCGATGTTCGTCCCGATGCCCCAAAGGATCAGCGTCGAACCCGCGGGGATCCAGAGCCCTTGCTCGAACTTCCATTCGATGTTCGCGCCGAGCGTCGCGGGAAGGTTCGCGCGAGCGATGAACGCGGCAGGAACGGTCGGGCCAGTGCCCCACGCGAGCGCCGTCGAGCACCCGCTTTGATGCTGTCCGGTGCCGGGAGTCGTGGAGTACGCGAGCCCCGCGTCGTCGGGAATCAGCGGGACCGGCGAAGTCGGCGTCACGCCGATCGCGGCGGGCTCGCCGAGTCCGAACGATTGGACCGTCGCCGCCGCCGAGATGACCTGAATCGATTTCAGGAACGCGCCCTTCAACGTCGAGCCGACAATCAACTCGAAGAATGCTGCGGCTGCGCCCGAGTTCGTGGTGCGAACGCCAAGTCTGGAAATCATGATTGCCTCTTGAATCAGGTGTAGGTGTAAATCGTCTCGAAGTCGGGAGCCGCGCCGGTGCCGACGACGACGACGACTTTCTGGTCGAGGATGGTGAAGACTTCGCCGGTCAGGATCGGACGGAAGAACCACGACGAGCCCCAGAACGTCGCGAACTCAACCGAGCCGCCGTGGCCTTCCCACGCGTCGCCGCCGCTCGGCGTGCCCGCGACGACGTAGGTTTGACCATCGGACGGCGAACCGGGAGCCGCAGTCAGATCCTTGTCGACGATTCGCAGCGAGGGACCGACCGCAAGTCGTCGCGTCGTTTCGTTGATGCGCGCGTGTCCGAGAGACTGGCCCTCTTCGTAGTCGGTGGAATTCGCGAGTGCTTCGATTGTCATGGTTTCCTCAGATTGCCTGGATCTCGAACTCGAGGATGTTCCCTCGCTTCACGACGGTTCCGACTTGCCAGATGCGCCCGTAGATCGCGGCGTTCTTCGTAATGCCATCGTCGGTCACGTCGTTGTCCTGCTGCGTCGTCGTGTAGACCACGGATCGCCGCCCCTCGGTATCTCCGTTGTCGTGATCGTCGGGAGCGGTGACGTTGATCGTGCGGAACAGCGTCGTGTAACCCGCGTCCGAGTACAGTTCGATGACGTACTTGTCCTGCTTGCCCTCGTGATCGAGTTCGGCGTGCGGTACTTGTTCCGTGGTCGGATCGGGGAACGGGAAGCGCGTGCGGTGAACCCACGAAATCGTAATGTCGTATTCCGGTTCGAGTTCGACATCGAGCCCGATGTACTCGCGCTCCACGAGAAGCCAGCAAGGTCGGAACGGTCGAAGCGTCTCGCCCTGAAACGTGATCTCTTCCGAAAGCACGTCGCCGAGCGTCGAGCCTTTCGGCACGGCCTTGACTTGGATGTCCTTCTTGATCTTGCCCTTCGGGAACTCCACGAACTTGAACTGCGTCGGTTTCAGGAAGACGACCAGATCGCCCGCCGCGTGCTCGTCGATGTGATCGAACGTGTCGCGCAACCCACGGAACATTCCCGACAAGATGTACTTCGACGATCCGACCTCAAGCGAGATCGCAACCGTCCCGCCGAGCGGACCTTCATCCACGAGCGCGCCCGCGTCTTCGGAAAGCGTGATCGAATCCGCGCTGACCGCGAGCACTTCGCGGAACAAGTCTTGATTCTCTGGCTCTTCAAGCCCCTCGATGCGAACGTACTGGCCGACGACAACGCCGAGCGTGACGAACGACGTTCCGCCCGTCTTCACGAACATCGCCGAAGCCATGCCGCACGAAAGCCCGGTGAGATCGGTAGTCGTCGAAGCGACCGGCGTCGCCGTCGTGAATCCGCAGACCTCGAAGTCGTCGCCAGCGAGCGAGCCGATCGCGATCCAGTTCACGCCGCCCTCGACCTCTTCGCGGGTCGCGCTGCTCGGCGCGCCGTGAAGCATCTGAACCGTGACCGTCGAGAGCGGGTCGAAGAAGTGCCATGCCGTCGTATCGTTGAGCACCGTCGTCGCGAGGCCGATCGAGCACTCCGAGAACGGTCCCTTGAACTTGTCGTAGCTCGTGCCGCCGAACTTGGCGTAAGCCTGCGCGCCCTTCCACGTCGCTTGAGGGTCTTCGGCGCAATGCGCGTAGTGAATGCCCGTCTCGGGCACCTCGGCATCGTCGAAGATCGGCGGAAGATTCATCGGCACTTTGCGCACGAGCGGAGGCGTGTAGCCGCCGTCCTCTCCGTCTTCCGGATCGTCGTTGTCGCTGCCGTCCGTCGTCGAATCGTCGTCGTCCGCATCGGTGCCGAGATCGCTTCCGGCTGTCGTGAGGATCTCGTCTTCACCCGCGCGGACCTGCTCGACCACGCCGCGGACCTCGATCAAGTAGTCGGCTCCGACCGTGATCTCTTGCGCGCGGATGTAGTAGACCTGCCCGCCCATCGGACACGCGAGAACGTCGCCCGCCTCGATCACCATGTAGTCGGCGGGAAGCCCCGAGATGAACGCGGACTGCGAGACGCGGTACGCTTCGGCCAGTCGACGCTTCGCAACGCGACGCGCTTGCGCTCGACGCAGAACGCCTTCGTAATTGATGACGGCCGCGTTCTCGCCGTTCTGAATGTCCGAGTTGCGCCTATACGGTTCGCTGGATCGTTGGTAGCGCGCGTCCTTTTCGAGGAAGTTGATCGTGACCGCAGTCGGTCGCTTGCGATTGTCGAGATCCGCGATCTCGATCGGTCGCGAAGTCGGCGCATCTCCAACCGAGCACCCGAGATGATCGGCGGAAACCTCGACTACCGGCTCGTCGCCGCGATCGAGGAACACGAGACGACCGTCCGAGTGGCGCGCCGTGAGGTCGAAGATCTGCGTGAAGTTCTGGATCAGTTCCGCGGGAGCGACAAGGCCCTCGTGCTGGAACCCCTGGAACTGCCGAACGCCGTCCTCTTCCTTGATGACGTTCTTCCCGGTGACTCCGGACACGTCGAGGTCGTCGTCGGCGTCGCGGCCCGGAATGCGGTTCCATACGTCCGCGATCGCATCGGCGAGCGTGTACGGCGTGTCGTCGGGCTGAATGATCGCCGAAATCGTCAGCGGGATTCGGTTGCCGAAGTCTTCGAGCCGCCATCCCTCGATGACCGTGTACGCCGTGTCGCGGAATCCCGGAACGCGGTTCGAGCCCGCCGCCTCTTCGATGACCGCGTCCGCGTTCTGCGACGTGCTTCCGTAGTAGTGCGTGACGTCCGTCCATCGATCGTCGAACTGGCTTTCCTTGTTCTTCTTCCACAGAACCTTGCCGTCCGCGATGATCATGATGATGTCGGAAATGCGACCGAGCCCGTTCGTTCCGCCGAACGCCTGACCCCACGCAATCGCGACGTCGACCTTGTATCGATCGACTTCGGTCTCGACCTCTTGAACGACGACTTCCTCTTTCGAGTGCTGAACCTCGCCCTGCCAGATCACGACGCCACGCACACGCGCGCGACGCCCGCAGGATCTGTACATGGGAGTGCCTTCGGTGGCCGAGATCCTCGGGATCTCTTGGATCTCCTTGTTGGCGATGCTGTCCACCTTGAACTCTCCGAGCGCCTGAAGCGCGGCGTACGCTTGGTAAGCGATTGCGACCTCGACGACCGCGATCACGATCAGAATGAACGTGATGAAGACGTCGACGATGTACTCTGTTGCTAGGTCGGTCCCGGCTCCCGTGAAGAAGCTGAACGCTGCGCCGACCGGATCATTGTTGCCCATGAGCTTCGATCCTCAGCACGGCGCGCCGAGCCCACCGCTCATCGAAACGAGTCTCGATCACCCTCCCGCTCTTGTCGCTTGCCTGAATCAGCGTCCCGTCAGCGGTCGCGATTCCGAAGTGACTCGGGTATCGCTTGACCTTGAAGAGAAACGCATCGCCTTTGTTCGCGGTGAGATCGTCGCTCGTCGTCCAATGCCGCCGAGCTTCCGCCACGTAGTCGAGTTCTTCGTCGCGATGCCGGTACGTCGTGAAGTCCTGGATATCAAGTCCACCCGCGCGGAACGCGAGGATCACGAGCCCGACGCAATCGACTCCCGCATCGGTGCGCCCGAGATGCGAGAACGGCTTGCCGACCATCGATCGAGCGAACGCCACGACTCGATCGCGTTGCTCGCTCGTCTCGCGAGATCCCGCAGCGAAGCACGCGGCGCACGCGGGGAACGCGTGTCCTTCGTGCTCGAAGCATTCGACGTGGCGTTCAAACGACCGCATCAGGCCCCGCGATCGTCTTGTCAAAGCCCGCGACGAAGCGGAACCCGCGGTGATTCGCTTGGTTCGAGAACTTGATCCGGCAGTGCTGATTGAAGAGCTTGTTACAGCCCGGCGTGACGCTGAACGTGTCGCCGACTTCGATGTCGTATGGCGTCGTGGTCCACAGCTCCATCACGCCATCGGTCTGGCGCGATAGTTTCACTTGATGCTTGTTGACTCCGGTGATCGCGTTCGTCCCGGTGAGCCAAGTGAGTACGCCATCGGTCCAATAGTCGTCGGCTTGCGACGTGTTGTCGGACTCGAACGAGAGGCGCGGCGAGTCGCCGACCGCGGTGATCGTCTTCGTGCCGCTCGACAGTCCGGTGAGATCCTTGCCGCAGCGCGAATCGCCGAGCGTCGCGTCACAACGGATCGTGTAGATGCGCCCGACCTTCGCATCGGCGAGTTGCGCCACCGTCGCGAGTCGGAACGAGATCGACTCGCCCGAGAACGTGACATCGACCATGTAGTAGACGGCGTGATAGAGCCATCCGCCTTGAGGTCGAAGCCAGTCGATGTCCCAAACGTCCACGCGAACGCGCTCGAACAAGCCGATGCGCGCATCTTCGATCGTCCAACCGGAGTCGGAGATGATCGACGCGATGGAATCGGTTTCCGCATCGAGCCCGACCGTGCGCCGCGACGACTCGCGATTCGCGCTGATCTCCGATGGCGTGAACGTCTCGGTAGTGAACGGATCGAACGACGTCGCCGCGACGAGAACGCCCGATGCGTTCGTGAATCGCTTAACCGTGCCGTCCTTGCGTGTGAGCTTCCAGATCCGCGAGAGTCGCTTGACCTCCGCAAACCGAGTCTCCTCGATACGCTTGGCGATCGCAAGAACCATTACTTTTTGTGCCCCTTCCAAGTGCCGATTCCGGACGAACTCGTGAGGTACAGCATCACCATCTGCGCCGACGTGACTCCCGAAACCACGGACCCTCCCGCGGAATCCACAACGTCAAATCCATGAGTTCCAACGCCGATCAGAAAGAACGCGTCGAACCCGCTGATTCGGTTGCCGAGCTTCGCCGAGGCACTCGGCAGGCGAACAATTGAGCTAGACGCGGTGGCGTTCACGCTCCAAACTTTCGCTACGTTGAGATGCGCGTCGACCGTTGTTCCTGCGACGTCGATCTTGCGAGCGCCTCCAAAGATTCGCGCGATGGAAATCATGACCAGATGAGCGCTTTCCACGCCGACGCGCCCGCCGAGTCGAGCGCATGGAAGACCATGCATGTTTCGCCCGCGACGACATTCTTGATCGTCGTCAAACTCGCATCGACGACGACGAACGTGTTCGTTCCGCCAACGTTGTGAATCACGAAGCACGGCCCGCCTTTTGGAACCGTAGCGATTGATGGCAGGATCACTCGCAATCCCGCTCCGGTAGCGTTGAACGACCAATCGAGGCACGATAGGTCTATCGTGTAGTTGGCTGCGATGGTCTGAACTCGTGCGCCGCCGTAGTGGATGTCCTCGTTGCTCGCCCCGGTTCCGAGCACTTCGACGAGCGGGAGATTCGGGATCGCGTTCGAGCCATAGTTCGAGAGTTCGATCGCGAGGTACTGATCCGCGCCGTCGCCGAAGCGCACTTCGACGTCGAACTCGAACCCCGCCGCAATCACTTGACCGAGAGTCGGTGCCGACGAGAACGTGACGATGCCCGTCGAAGTGTTGACGGTCCACCCGGAAGCGGTCGGCGTGCCGTCGATGGCAATGATCGTCGTGTCCTCGACCGGCTTCGTGATGTTGCGGACGTAGGTTCCTTCCGCGTCCGAGTACCGCTTGACGAGTTGGAATGCCGTCGTGGTCCCGTCTCCGATGCCGATCTGTTGATCTTCCTCGTCGATCGTGGCCGCGGAGTCTCCCCAATCCTTGCCGGACTCCGTGGAGTTGAAGTCGTCCCAATCCTTGAAGCGGAACGAGTTCGCGAGCCCGCCCCGAGCGAGATAGAACCGCTTCACCTCTTCGGTAAGCGAGTGCTCGCGGACCTTCGCCGCGACGTCGTAGTAGTGCCGGAACTGGCTCCAACGCACGATGCGGCGCTCCTGGCCGCTGTCCATGCGCTGAACCGATGTTGAGTTGCCGGGACCGCCCTGCGCGCCCCAATCGGAAACCGTGGGGAACTGGATGTCATGAAACGCCATAGCGGTTCCTCGCGCGTCGCTCGTCGGCGAGCATATGTTGACGCGACTTCCGGAACGAATCCGAGTCCGGCGTCGAGATGTTCTGGATGATCGTCACGCCGCCGCCACCGGCCGGACCCTTGATCCCGAGCTTGCCATCGGGACCGCGACCGAGAGGAACGATCGCTTCCGGACCCGCTTCGCCGCGTAGCCCGACCTTGCCGCCCGAGAGCGGGAAGTACTCGGGACCGTTCGTGATGTAGCCGCCGCTCGCGTAGGGAACGACGTTGCCGTTGTCGACGACTGCGCCGCTCGCCGCCTTGATGCCGAGCCCGCTCGCGATCGAAGAGCCAAGCCCGCCCGTCTGCGTGTCGATCAGCGACAGGATGAGTTTCTTGATGAGCGCGACGAGAACCGACGTGATGAGTTCGTCGATGATGCCCGACAGGATGTCGTTGCCGATCTTTCGACCGATTGCCGCCGCGTCGATTTCTTCGCCGTTGATGACGTCGGAGATTGCGGAGTTCAGCCCCGAGCGGATCGGATCACCCACGGCATCCGCGATGCCCTGGTTCCGCCGCAGCGTGTCGGCGACGACCTTCGCCTCTTCCTCGGCCTTCTTCTTCGCCGCTTCGGCGCTCGCGTCGACGGCCAGCGCGTACGCCTCTTCGATGCGCAAGACCTGCTCGAGCTTCGATCGGTAGTCCTCGACCGCTTGCGCGGCTTCCGGCGTTCCTACGCCGTACTGCGACTCCGCGGCAAGCTGGATCTCCGCGAGCGCCGCGGCGACTTCCTTTTGCTGCTCGGTTGCCGAGATGAGTTCGCGACGAAGATCGAGTTCCTTGTTGAGTTGGTCGATCGCACCTTGCTCGGGACCGAAGGGCTTCCCGGTGGCCGGGTAGAATGTCGGGAGATCCGCGGCGAGCGGTTGACCTGCGGACGGCGGAGCGGCCACGCCGCCCGGTGGCAGAGCGGGACCGAACGGGCTCACGCCTTCGTAGGATTGGAATGGCGATGTCGACGCGAAGTTGAGACCTTGCGGAATCACGAACGGCGACTTCGGAGTGAACGATCCGAATCCTGCCTGAGCAAGCTGCTGCGCGCGGAACTCCTCGAACGAAAGCCCACTCTCTTGAAGTGCGCTTTTGGGGGCGGCGCTGAACGAGAACGCGTTGCCCACGAGATCTTCTGCGCTTGTGATGCCAGCCTTGCCAGATCCAAGGTTCTCGCCGGCAGTCTGCTTGAGCCGCGCAACATCGTCGACCAGAGCGGAGACCTCGTTCGCGATGCTCTTGATGAAGCCCGCCGTTTCCGAAAGAACGGAAGTTAACCCGGCCTTGCCGATCGAGATGGCAAGATCCTCGAACGCGCCGCCGAGTTCCTTGACCGCGCCGCCCAGCGTGTCGCCGATCGCGCCCGCGGCCTCGCTCGAAGCGCCCGCGGATTCCTTCAACGTCTCGTTGTACGCCTCGGCCTTGCCGATGTTCGCGGCAAGCACGGTGCCCACGGTCGCGCCGTAGGAGCCGAAGAGGCGGAACGCGTTGCCCGCGTCGAGCCCCGCGGCGCCGAGCGTCTTGAACACGCCTGACAAGCCCTTCGCACGCGGATCGATGTCCGCGAGATCGAGCCCGAGATCGGAAAGCGCCTTCTCCGTGTCCGCGGTCGGTTGGAGCAGCGCAGCGAGCACGGTACGGAGTCCGGTGCCCGCGTCGCTCGCCTTGATCGCGTTGTCGTTCAGCACGCCGAGCAGCGCGGCCGTTTCCTCGAACGTGATCCCGAGCGCGTTTGCGAGCGGACCCACGACGCGGAAGCCTTCGGCGAGTCCGGCAACGCTCGACTGCGAGGCGTTTGCTTGCTTCACGAGAACGTCAGCGACGCGTGTCGATTCCTGCGCGCTGAACTGGAACTGCGCGAGGGTCGCGAGAAGCACTTCGCTCGCCTGAGCAAGCGAGATGTCACCCGCGACCGCGAGATCGAGAGCGGGCTTGATCGTCTTGACCGCGTCCGCGGCGCTCAGACCAGCCTTCGTGAGTTCGAGCAACCCGCCCGCTACTTCACCAGCGCCGAACTGCGTCGAGGATCCGAGCGCGCGCGCGGTCGATTCGAGTTCCTTGAACGCAGCCGAAGTCTTCGGCACGCCGCCGATGACCTCGATCTGCTTCATTGCCTTCTCGAAGTCGATGATGTAGCCGGTGATCTTCTGGACCGTCCCGAGCCCGACGAAGCCCGCGGCGACGCCGAGCAGCGACGACTTGAGCGCGAGTCCCGCCTTTCCAGCGAGGGACATCGAACTTTCCGCGGTCGCGACGTCGGTCGCCGCCTTCTTCGCCGCGGTTCCGGTCTGCCCGAACGACTTCTCAACCTCGTCGAGTTCGCGGTCCGTCTTCTTCGCGGCGACCGTCACGAGATCGGTGGAGCGCACGAACTCTTGAGCGCCAGCCCTTGCTTGACTGGCGTCGAGTTTGATGATCAGTGCGCTCTCAGATGCCATCGTTATCGTTTCGCTCTCGTCGGAATCTCGCGACTCTTCGCCTTCGGAGTCGGTGTCGCGGGAGGCTTACCCTCGCTCGCACTCGTCGCTTTCTCGCGCTCATCGCGGTCTCGATGCCAGCGCATGAATGCGTCGTCCATCGCAACCAACAGCTCGACGAACTCGATCTCGTCGTCGCCCTCGATCCGCATGAGGCCCGCCCACGAACGCATCTCGGAGATCGGGACGTAGTTCGAGACCAAGCCCGCCGGACGTCGATTCGATAGCACCGTGAACGCTTGCCATACGACCTCGTTCTCGAGCCAGAGTTCTGGTTTCGTGTCGAGCGGCGACTTACGGCCCTTGAGTCTCTCTTTCTCCGCGAGCGCGAGCGCCGTCTCGTCGCGCCCATAGGAGAGATGCCACTCAAGGGCCTCGATCAGTTTCCCGCGGCGCTCTTCGCCGATCCGACCTGATACGCCTCGTCCTCACCCGCTCGCGCGAGGACGAAGAGCCGCAAGTCGGTGAGTTCGGGATCGGTCAGGTACTCCGTTGCCTTCTCGACCGAGTACGGGATTTCGGCCCCGTCCTCGGCCTGAATCTTCCGCCAGCCCTTGAGCAAGTGACGCGCGATCAACCGTCCGTGCTTCGTCAGGAACTCGTCGTCGAGGCGGATGTCGGACTCGACCTGTCCGGGCTTTCGCTCGGACTTCACCGCGGCGCGGATGTCGTTCTTCCATTCGCGTTGAGCGGTCGATGCGATCAGGAGTTCGATGTCCTCCTGGTACGGCACCCATCGCCCGGACGCAGCGCGATTCGTGTCGCGTCGGAACTTGTTCAGGTTGGCCATGATTCCTCGTGAGTAAGAGAGCGACGGGCAGTCGCGGGGATGACTCGGGGGACTCGGTCAGCCGCGATCAGGCTGCCCATCGCTGAATTCGCATGGTGATCAGTTCGGTCGGATCGAGCGTCGCTCGGAACTCGAGCGGGATCTCGACGTCGGTATTGATGCCGGTCGCGTCGCGAGTGCCCGCCGTGTACTTCACGTTCGGCCACTCGAAGACGTACGCGTTGCCGCTGTTGTCGATGAACCGCACCGCGAGGTTCGTAGTCGTGTCGTTCAGGAACTTCGCGTAGATCGTGCTCGCGCCGTCGCTCGAGTAGACCGTGATGTTTCCGGTCGCGCCGAACGTGCCCGCACCGATCGAGACCGCGCCGAGCGTTCCGACTTCCTTCCGCTCGCGCAGATTGTTCGTCGTGTTGATCGTCATGCCGCGGATCGAGAACTCCGCGCCGCTTTCGAGCACGGCGTCGACGTTCGTGACCGCGTTCATCACGGGATTCGTGCTCGCAGCCGTGTTCGATCCGCTGCCGAACGTTGCGGAGTGAACTGTTGCGGGCTTGCCGAGGAAGCCGAGCGTGATGCCGAGAATCGAGCCGACCTGCGTGTCGATCGACATCGTGTCGACGACTTGGCCGAGAGCGCGCTCGAACGTCGTCGTCAAGTCTTGGAGATGCTTCTCGAACGCGAACGACGGTTGAGTCGTCCCGTTGGTGATCTCCGCACCCTGTTCGATCTCGACGCTCGTCGCCGACTCGTTGACGACCGTGATTCCCGACAGCACGATCTTGAGCGCGACGATGGACACGATCTTCGCGTAGATAATCGTCCCGTTCGTAGTGAACCCGCTGATGCGGATCCACTTGTTCGCCGCAAGCCCAGAGATCGCGGTAAAGTCGCCCGACGCACGGTTCAGCGAGTTGTCCGCTGCCGCGAGAGAGCACGTCACGGTGGACGTCACGACGCTCGTCCAAGCCGACGATTGGAGCGCCGCCTTGAGGAAGTCGTCATACGCGCCGTACTGGAACGAGCACGGCACCGAGCCGCCGCCGGTCGCGTCGGTGAGCACCGAGTAGGAGATCTGGCGATCCGATCGAAGCGTCGTGTCGTCGACGTACGTGACCTGCTTCGAGAACGGCACCGCGCGCACGTTCAGGTTGACGAGCGTCGGCGGGCCGGACGGCACTTCGCCGTAGGTCGACTCGGCCACGTAGGCAAGGTTGACTCGATTTGCGTCGCTCATGTTGTCCTCAGATCAGATCGTCGAACTGAAACGGGCAAGCGACGATGAGCCGCGCCCAATTGCCTACGCGGATCGGACTCGACCCGCCTTGAAGTGATGGCGTGCGAAACGTCAGCGTCCCGCTCGTGTATCGCTGGAATGCCGCGCGCACGCGGTCGGCGAGCTCGAGCACCGTCTTCGACCCGCTCGACCCTTCGTCGAAGCACTCGACGAGAAGCACGCCGTCGGTGCGATTTCGGATCGACGATGCGCCGATGTCGGCTTGATCGCGCGATGACTCGCGGACCGTGACGCGGCACCATTGCCCCGATGCTGGTTCGGATGTCGGATCAGCCGAGTAGATCGTCGGCACCGATGCGCCGCCGTCGCCGCCCGCCGCAATCTGCGCGCGATGGCGTTCCTCGATCGTGTGGAGCAAGGTCGCGAAAGCCGTCATGACTTCCTCAGCGACGCGAGGCCTGCTTCGATGACGAGCGGCGTGATTCCGCCCGGGCGCTGGATCAGGAACCCGTCCTTGACGAGCGGCGCGCCTTGATGCCCGCCGACCGCGGCAGCGCGACGGCGAACGCGATCCTTGCGGCGAGCCCGGCGCTTCTTCAACGCCTCTTCGTCGGTGCGCGGATTGGCGGGCTCGTAGAGCCCGAGATCGATCGCAGCGGCATACTCGAGATTGTTCGTCATGAAGACGACCGCGAAGTCTGGGAGCGATCCGAGCACGACGCGGGCTTTGCTCTTCGCGGCGGTCCCGCTCGGGTCCGGCGTCGCGATGGTACCGCTCGCGGGAGTTCCTACGGTCGCTTGCCAGTTGCCGCGGAATCGGCCGGTGTCGACGGGGGAGACGCGGATCGCGGTCGCGAACATGTCGATGCCCGCGAGACGTTGCCGCGTGCGGACGACATCAGCCGGGAGCTTCTTCGCGATGGACTTGATCGCTTGCTCGAATTGGCGAACGTTCGTCGTCATGTCAGCCCCGCCGCAGTTGGAGAGCGAATGCGGCGATCGAATTGCCGGGGGACAGCGCGACCACGCGAACGATGCGCAGCCGCTTCGATGCGATCTCGACGATCCAACCTTCCTTCGGAGTGAAGCCGAGCGTGTCGGGACCGTTTACGTAGACCTCAACGTCGCCGGATCGAATGAACTCGCCGTCGATGTAGTGCGAGTCGTACTCCGCTGGCGGAGTCGCCTTGACGTTCGAGTGAGCCGTTCCGCCGCCGCTCATGGCACCCGTCGATGGAACGAGCGTCGCCGCGGTTTCCGTGATCGTGGCATTCACGCCGATCTCGGCGATCAGCGCGACGACTTCGGGAACGATCTCGTCGTCGAGTTCCGTCATCCTCGAGCCCTCGCGCCCGGAGGATCGATCAAGCCTGCGAGAAGCGCGCGGGCCTCGGGAAAAGTCGGCTGCGAAGACTGCGCGCCCGCAAAGACCTTCGTGATCGCGATCGAGCCGACCTTGACCGACTTCTCTACGACTTCGCCGCCGTTCGTTTGATTGGCGTAGAGTTCGGTCCCGTCGATCAGCGCGAGCGCAATGACCGCGACTGCGCGACCGATGCGAGTCGGAATCGATGACGAGGAGACGTAGAACCCGTCGTCGTCAAAGACCGCGGTGCGCGGCCATCGAAGCGCCTGCGTCTCGTGCGCTCGAACGCCGCGCCATTGATGCGCGTATCGATCGTCGAGGTAGGCGGTCGCCTGACGTAGAGCGGATTCCTTGTCGGCAGTGCTGGCAGCGGCCCACGATGCCGGAGCACCGTTCGCCGCGTGATAGGTATCGGCGTCAGCTACGGAGATGTAGCTTTCCGCCGTCGCCGACCCGGAACCCGACTCTACGATCAGGCTCATGGATCACGCCTGACGGATGCGGACGGCCATGTTCGGATTCAGCACCTTGATGCCGTACAGCACGTCGACGGAGAACAGCATCTTCTTCGATGCCTGGTTCCAGCCGTAGCTCGTGCGGACCGACAGCCCGGTGCGCGGATCGGTGACCGTCGCAATGCGCGCGTTCTCGCCGAGCACGTCCGAGTATTCCGGCAGCGGGCCCATCGCGAAGGCGATGTATTCCGAGTGCATGAACACCGACTGCTTGACCTTCGTGGCTTCGGTGTCGAGAGTCACGACCTCGGAGCCAGCGGTTGCCGCCGCGAGCTTCGGCGAAATCGAGAGCGTCACGCTGCCACCGGAAGCGGTAGCGTCTGCCGTGATCACGTAACGCTGATTGTTGCCATCGATCACGAACGAGTCGCCTTCCTTGAACGTGCCAGAAGCGGTCACGCCGGAGACAACGATCGAGGTCGCACCGACTGCCGTCGCCGCCGCCACGCCCGCGTTATCCGAGTTGTTGCCCGGAGTGTGAGTCGGACGCGAAGGCGAGGAGAACAGGCGGAAGCCGAGCTTCGGCGAAGAGAACTGCGCCGTGTTCTGGACGTTGACGCCGTCGCCCGCCGCGCCCTGCCACTGGCCGAACGAGGAGAGCTGAACGAGCGCCTCGCGCTCTTCGGGACCGATGGCACCCCACATGTTCGGGTAGTCCTTGATCGGCACCTTGTTCTTCTCAAGGATGCGCGACGCGGCGGCCATGTCGGCGAGCGCGATGTTGGTGCCGGCCGTGTTGTAGACCCACGGCGTGCCCTTGTAGGCCGCGGCCCAAAGGCGCGTATCCATGCCATCGACGAGCGAGTAGACCGCGCGCGGAATGTGGTCTTCCATGAGCGCGCGACCCGCGTAGGCAAAGTCGAGGTCGGTGACCTCGAAGTTCGCTTCCTTCGCGATGTTCAGCGTCATCTCGAGCGCGTCGGGAGCGAGCGCGGTTGCCGTCCCGGTGCCGAGCGTCTGCTCGGTGACCGCAGATGGGCGGCGGATCCGGATCGTCGAACCGGGACCGAGGCTCTGGCGGTTCTCCGCGTCGTATGCGCGCGAACACACGGCAGGCATACCGAGAGTGTTTTCGAGAACGCGCAGCGCGCGCTGGGAATACTTGAGTTGATCGTAGTAACCAAGCGTGTTTGCCACGGGTTACGCTCCTTAGTGTGAATGGTTTCACAGCTTGGAGAGCACCCGAGCACCGCTCGTGTTACTCTTGCGTCGGCACCGCCGCACGCCGCCGTAGATGTAGGTTCGTTATCGGACGATGATGAGTTCCTGTCCGGCCTTGGTAGCGGCGTCTTCCGCCGCGCGATACTTCGCCGGATCCCTGGCGTCGGCCGCCGAAATCGTGAAGCCACCGGCTCCACCGCTTCGAGAACCAGCGCCATTGCGCCCGCCACCGCTCGCGCCACCGGCGTCGAACAGGAACGGGAAGTCCTTGCGGGCGAAGTCGTTCGCCCACTCTTCGATCGTCATGTCGCCGGTCGAACCGGAACGATGCGTCGTTCGACGGCCACCGGCTTCGTTCTTCAGGAACACGCGAGGCGACGCGGTCGCGTCTTGCGGAATCTCGACATCCGCCATGCCGCGGAGTTCGTGGAGCAAGAGCTTGATCGATTCAGGCTTCGCGCCCGCCGACGCAAGCGCGCGAGCGGCCTCGGAATCGATGAGCGTTTTGCGCAGCATCGTCTCGTACGTGGTCGCTTTGCCCTCGATCGTCTTGCGCTGCTCGTCCCAATCCTTGCGATGCTTGCCGAGTTCGGCGCTCAACATCGCGTCGAGCTGATCCTTCGGCACGTTGCCCTTGAGCTTCTCGACCGTTCCGCGCAGTTCCGCGACGGCTTCCGGCGTCAGATCGCCGAACGCTTGGAGTTTCTCCCGGGCCTTGCGGTAGTCCTCGCGAGAGTGCTCGAGACTCGATCGCAGCGGCGCGACGTTGTCGAGCTTGTATCCCGCTCGTTCCTCGACCCCGAGCACGAACTTCCCCTTGATGTCGCCGTCGCTCGCCTGCGTGTAGTGCGCTCGAACCGGCTCGGGAACAGAATCGAGGGAGTCGACAATCGCGGGGAGGGCCATATCTTGCGTCCTGAGGGCCAGTGACCCCTAGATTCTGGCTCATTTTGAGTCGGTCGCAAGCGAAAACGCGGAATTCTCACTCCGAGTGTCTCGAAACGATCCACGTGAAACGTCACCGCTTGAGCTTGCGTTCGAGCTCGTCGAGCGTCAGCAGCCGCCCGCGATCGTCGGTGAAGTCTTCCGCCTTGACCCGCCCGTCGCGCCAGAGCGCCGCCCGCTTCGGCCCCAGAACTTCGTTCTGGACCGCGGTCGATTGCCCAGAAAGCCATTCGTAGTACGTCGTCTTGGCTGGCACGTCGCCGCCCATTGACGCGCGAACGCCGTCGGGTAGTCCTCGCGTGTCGTCGGTGCCGATCCCAAGTTCCTTGAGCGACTTCGTGACGGGAGCCGTGGTTGACCGGCAGTTGTAGTGTGCCGGTGGACGCTGCCCCTTGCCGACCTCGAAGAACTTCCCGTCGAGCGAACGGCAGATCGGCGTCGTGCCGCCGTCGAGCGTCGAAACCCAGATCACGCCCGCGATCAAGTCGTCGTTTTCGCCATAGAACTCTTCGCGCGCTTGCGTTACGACGTGATTGATGTCGGTGCGAACCTGCGCTTCGGTCTGCCGTCGCATGGTTCGCGCGACGCTTCGATCGAGTGGAGCCGAGCGCGTTCCCATGACGTCGCGGATGATGTCGGACGTGTCGCGACCCTCGACGATACCACTGCGGACGGTGCGCTGAATGTCGGTCGACCATCCCGCCGCCGTCTTCTCCCACCATTCGCGGCGCGGCTGGCCGAGAATCGGACCAGCATCAATGATGCGCGAGATCGTCTGAATCGACGGCGCGTCGAACGAGACGAGATTCGAGAACTGCGTCGCCAGCGGTTTCGGGATCGTCCGCGTGAGCATGTCGGCTTGGAAGTCAATCTCGAGCCGCCCGATGCGCTGAAGGCGAAGCGATTCGTCGTCTGCGATGCGTCGCGCCGCGCTTGCCGTGATGCTCTCGAAATCGCGGAGTTGCGATTCGAGCGCGCCGCTGATCTCTCCAATCGGGCCTGATGCTTCGAGTTCCGCGAGCAGCGTCGCGAGACGACCTCGAACTTGCGGGATCGTCGTCCCGTTCAGAAACGAGATGACGCGCTCGACTTCCGAATTCGAGAGTCGTTGGAGATCGACCGCGTGCCGGATCGCCCGAGCCTGTAGCTCCTGGTTGACCGTGCGCGCCGCCTTGATCGTGCGCGGATCGGCCATGCGTTACGCGTCCTGCGGATCGGTCGGGTCGGTCGGCGGCTCTTGAGTATCATCCAGAGGATCGCCCTGCGGCTCGGTGCCGAACGCGGCCGGATTCCCGGCGACCAATCCACCCGGCGGACCCTCGGCTTTCGTGCGCTCGATGATCGCTTCGACGTCGCGATTCTCGGCGAGAATGCCGTACCGCTGAAGTTCCTCGAGGTGCGTCTGCTGGTCGATGTCGCCACGTCCGCGAGCCTTGTCGAGAAGCTCGACGTTGCCCTTCGCGCTCGCGCCGACCGTGAACTCGGAGAAAATTTCGACCTCGAGATCGGGATCGATTGGCGCGTTCTTCTCGCCCAGTAATTCGTGAGCGATGATCAGCGCCCGCCGCAGCGCCGCCTCTTCGTTGCGGATCCAGCTCTGGATGATTGTCATCGTTCCGGATTGACCGGCAACGACGCCCGTCGCGGTCTGATTGCCCACTCGCTCGATGAACGGTTGGAGCCCGAGCGTTTCCATGCGCGCCTCGAGATCCTGTAGATCGTTTCGGCCCGCTTCGATCGCGGCTCCGCTATGCTCGAGCATCCCGAATCGAGCTTCCTTCGACGTCGAGTGAAGGAACTGCGACACGGCCGCGATGCTCATCTTCTCCGATTCATCTTCCGTGATGCCGGTCGCCCAGGGCTGCGCGACCCGAGCGTAACGCAAGATGTTGGCCTGATCGCTTCCGGACTGCCAATGGCGCACGTTCAACCAACCTAAATCCTCAAGCGGAGGACATGCTTTCAAGAGTCCGTCTTGATTCGTGTACCACGGCTCGAACGGGATGTTTCGGTGCGAGATTGTCCCGTTCGACGTCCTCGCCCACGCATCCTTGACCCGCTCCCAAATCTCCCACGTCGCCGTCGGCGTGCCGCCGAAATCCGCGGACATAACGCGACGAATGCGGTATCCGTCGACGTCGTCGCCGCCTTCATCGTCGGACTCGCGGATTCGGATCTCGCCGAGCCGCACCATTCCCGATGCGTCGCGCGACCCATTCCACCAGATGATATCGCGACCGCGAACGACCGTGATCGCCGGGTAGATCGTGCGCGATTGAAGGTCGCCGAGCGACTCGAAATCGCCATTCGGCAGATCGACGAAGAACCCCGAAACCCCGAACGATGCCGCGTCACGAAACGAGTCCTGCGCCACGTTGTGTAGCGATGTTCCCGCGCGGTCCGCGTTGCGCTCGATCGGTTCCAGTAGGTCTGGAAGATCACCGAGCACGCGTAGCGGTTTGCTGAATGGCTTTGCCGTGAGCTTGCCGATCGTGTCGCTCAACGCGCCGTAGAGAACCGATCGAAGGAGTCGGGCATCGTAGGATTTTACCGACTCCTTCTCTTCACGCGGAAGCCACCGTTCCCCCGCGTCGCGCATGGCCAACGTCCCGCCGAGAAGGTCGACGATGTGTCGGCGTCGGCGCTCCATTGCGTTCCATGCGGCGCATGGGATGTCGATGGTTTCCGCGATGTTCAATTGATCGTTCCCCCAGCAGCGACGATCGCCGCCGTCATTGCCGTGACCGCTTCATCGTGGCGCGTCTGCCACGCCGACTCACTCTCGACGCCGTCCGTGAACGTGCGGATCTCGCACGTCTGCTGCGTGCCGTCGAGCGTGAACGAGATCGTCGATACCTTCGGATCGCCCGACCCGCTCGCCGGATTCGTCGAGGCTTGCGATCCTTGAACCTGCGCAATGTGCTCGGTTGCCCACGCCGAGAACGACTGGTTCGCTCGCTTGGCCGTTCGCACAAAGTGCGTGCCTCGCGAGTCGGTCCAGAACGTTAGCGCGTCTTGCGTGATCATCGTGACACATCCTTTGACCTGGCTCGGAACTCGAGCCATTCCTTCGTTGCGCGGATCGTGAACTCGGTAACGCTCGCGTCTGTGATCTCGCGCGGAACGTCGAGACGAATCGAGTTGCTTGGGTCGCTGGAATCCTCGAAGTGCGCGATCTGTGGCGGACGCGTCGCGCCCGTCTCAAGTCGCTCGATGATCCGCGAAACGCGACCCCAGATTAAAGCCATGCTGATCATGATCGCCGCGAAAGCGGCATATCCCTTCCACATGCGTAGACCTCAATTCCCATTCGGTTTGCTACCACGCTTCCACTCTTCAATATTGCGGAGGCGCGCTTCGTGGTCGACGATACGCTCGTTCGACCCACTGAGCTTGTCGCTGATCTCGTGAAGCGTCACGACGATGTCTCGATGCGAATCCGCGATCATAGAGAACTCGGATCGGATCACCGCGACGTCCGACTTGACTTCG